CTACTTACCTCCTTTACTAAAGTCACTCTTAGACTTAGATGAATTAGTGTAAAGACCAAACCAAGCAGCTCCTGCACCAACAACAATAGATATTAAACCTGACTGTTCAAATGATGGATCAGGTAAGCTCATAAACCAAAAGGTCGTATAGTATAGAAGATATACATACACACCTAAGAACGCTCTTGGAATAATCCTCCAACTATCAACTGCTTCTGCAACAAATATTAACCTCTGATAAGGGTTATCATTCTTCTCATCTTCTAGTTCTCTTATCCTATCTTTCAATGCGGACTTTTCTTGTAAAAGTTCCATGAATTTATTAAGATCAATCTCGACCTCGTTTCTATCCATGTCGCCACCAAACCTTCCTGGTGGATAATTTTCATTACTCATATTATTTCTCCTTTAATGTATAACTTCATCTATAGGTATCCCTGTTAAACGATACTCTAGTTCTGCTTCTGATAGTTCTAATAACTTTCTAATAACATCTGTGTCTACTTCCTCTAAGGTATGTCCTGAGAAAAAGAAACTTCCTGTTACTAGGATTAATTCTTCTAAGTCTATAACTACAAGATCAACTTTCTTATGCATGTTCTAAATCTTGTACAGTTATACTTGTTATTGTTCTATCTTTTTTTAATAGTTTCTTAATGCCTTGTTCAAACCAACGTAAAGTATATGAAGAAACTCTAAGATGTTGATTAGCATAGATGTGAGTTTGTTGAGGTACATACTGATCTAGGTTTTTAAGCGTAACTTTCTTTGCTTCATCCTCATCTACTACACTCTTTATCCAATCAAGCATTAACTTTTTTGCGTGTCTTCTTATTCTTTTTGCCTTTTGTCCATTCATTAGTTAGTTCCTGTACTTTGGGTTCTTTAACCACAGTTGTAAAATAGGCCAAGCCTTTAGCGTATTGGAATATACGTAGACCTTTACCTTTGTTTGTATCTTTATGACATTCGTACTTATGCTTACAGTAAAAGCATTCACGGGGTAGCTTCATGTTTCCTGATAATCCATCGGGCACAGGATCATAGCATTTTTGAGGAGGCTTTGAAGACTTTAAAGATTTCTTTACTCTACTTATTTTAGTCTTTATATTAGGCTTGTCAAGTTCTTCAGGCCTAAATAACGCAAGTTCTCCACTTTCTTTATTAAGTGCTAGAAACCCACCACCATTTGTACCCATAGCCTCCTCATACCCCGCAAGCTGAGACATGTAACCAAACGTATCTTGCTCACCAAGAGTTCCGTCTTTAAACTTCTTAAAGGCAAAGCCTGAAGCAGTCTTCACATCTACAACTTCCCCATTAATAGTGCAGTCCATGTGTCCTTTAACACCACTAACAGACACACTCTTCTGTTCATCTCCTACCTCATGTCCTGCTAATCTAACTAAGAACAACACCACTTCTTCTAGTATATGTCCATATAAGAACTTAATAAAAGTATGTGGAGCTATAGGAGTATCACCATCTTCTGATTTTAAATCATACCATAGTTGTCTTTCAGGTCTACCAATGTTTGACATTCTTAAAGTAGCTGTGCTGTTCCTGGGTTCAGGGTGTGCCCAACTCTTTAAAGCAACCTTGATAGACTCCCCTAATTCATCTATGTCTTCATCAGACACAGCTAACTTCTTACCTTCTCCTAAGACAGAAAGCTTTTTGTAGATGTCGTCTACTAACGTGTCTAAATTTTTCTTTTTCATAGTGCCTCTATAGTTTTCTTGGCTTCCTTTACAGATGTTTGAAACCATTCTCCGTTATAGGTATCTGTAATTTTTTTAAGTTCTTTATGTGCTGACTGTTCTGCACTTTTTCTATCTTCAAAATGTTTAAGATAACACAACTTATAATCTCTAAAAGGACTACTTGTTTGATATTGTTTACACCTATCTTCAGCATCTATTGCCATGCCAACCTTTACCCAACCATCCCAACAGGGATTATTAATAATATAAACATATCCTTCTGTTGTGTTAGCATAACCTTCTAAAGAAGCAAAGGCTGCACCTTCAAAAGTTTTAAACCTCCCTGCTTTATGTAAAGGATGTTTCCTAGAAACATATTTACCATTAACATACATTGCTTTTGAATTTGATTTTTTAATATAATGATTATAACACTCCTTACAAACATAATCCTTTCTATTTAATCTATGTTGTTCATAGTTCGAGTTTAAAACTAAATCAACTCCACAATGATTACAATTTTCTTTAATGTGTTTCACTCCAGTTGTCTCCTACTTTATATTCGCCATCCATTGGACAGAGAAGGTTATAATAATTTCCCGCAGTCTTTATACAATCAACTGCAAGATTACCTACGAAATCTACTAAGTCTTCCTTAACTTCCATCTGCCATTCATCGTGAATGTTAGCTACAAATCTAGCGTCTAGAGTTTGTAATGTTATTAAAGAGTCTAACATTGCTAGAGCTCTCTTCATAACGATAGCACCACCACCTTGTAGTAAAGTATTTAAAGAAGCATGTGGATGTCTTACAAATATCTTCCTACCATCTAAACCTTTTATATATTTTTTCTGGGCTGCTCGTCTAACTTTATCTCCAAGAGCCTTAAATGTTGGCCTATTATCAAAGAAATGTTGTCTAAGTCGTTGACCATCTCTCTTACTTCCTCCAACCACGCTTCCAAGCTTTGCATCTCCTGCTCCGTATATGAGGGCATAGATGAATGTCTTTGCCTGATCTCTTGATTCAAGTCCTGCAAGTTTTTGATTAAAGGTATGTATGTCTCCGTGAATGATTTCATTTGTGAACTCCTCATCTTTCATATAATGTGCAAGCATTCTTAATTCTAAACCTGAAGCATCAATGCCTACTAATTTGTAACCTTCAGGTACTATCCAACAAGAACGGCACTCTTTACCAAACGGACTCTTTAAGCTAGGTACTTGTGCCATGTTAGGCTTCCTGTGTGCCATACGTCCTGTTATAGTTCCATTAGGTATTACAAAGCCGTGTACTCTATCGTCCTCTTCTTGAGACTCAAACCAGGAGTCTATCTGTGCTATTCTCTTTTGTAATAATAAATACTTAGCTATTAGTCTAGCTTCAGGTATCTCCTTTATATTAGCTAGAGTTCTTTCATCAACCATAGGCTGACCAATAGGAGTAAACTTCTTAGGCTTCCACCCAAATTCAACTAAGTATTCCCCTATCTGCTTTCGTGATCCTAGATTAAACTCTTGAAGTTTTCTACGCATGAAAGGAGTAGTGTCTTTAGTTGCGACTCTCTCCTCATACTCCTCATCTGTTAATCCTTGTTTAGATAATGTTCCGTCTTGTTTTAATTTAGGGTTAACTTCTTTAAGGTCTACCATCTTAGGTTTAAATACTTCATGTACTTGCTTTTCGATGTTGCCCATCTTCTCTCTTAAATCAGCCAACAATAACTCAGCTTCTTTATCATTAAACAAGAAGCCATTAACCTCTTGTTGTTTTAGAATACGAGCAAGCTCATGTTCTAAGTCAACGCTATCTTTAGAAAATCCTTTACTCTCTTTCTTTAATCGTTCAAAGACTAATGTATTTAATTGAACATCTCTAACACAGTATTTTAGCATATCAAGACTATAGTTTTGGTAGTCATCAAACTCTATCTTAGGTAATCCTAACTTCGATCCCCACACTTCTAAACTATGTCCTCCTTCTCTAATGGGATTAAACAACCTAGACAATACTAAAGTATCCACAATAGTCTTACCTCCTAACTTGACACCTCCAAACTTTTCAACCATTGGTATGTCAAAGCCTACAATGTTGTGGCCTATAAGCTTATTGGCAGATTCCAAAAAGGCATACCCTTCTTCTAATTTATTAGGAGGGAATTTAAAAATCTCCTTAGTATCTAAATCTTGAGCTACGATACAATGTATCTTAGTAGCTTTAAGATCGTCAGTCTCTATATCAAATACTAAATTCATCGTTACTATCTACAAATTCATAATCTTCAGAAGGTATTTCATTCAACCTTCCTGTGTCGTGGTCATACATTAAAGCTGAAGCTATGCCTACATCCCCTGTGTATCTAGATTTTAATACACGCAAACGAGTAGTGTTAGATTCTTCTTCGTCATCGGCTTGTTGATTTCTTTCCAATGCGATAACACAATCACTCAACTGTGCAATAGATTGACTTCCTCTTAAATGACTAAGAGATACTTCGATTCCATTCTCATGTCCTTTGTCAGAGGATACTCTTCTTAGATGAGAAACCAGGATAAGTCCTGCTCCTGTCTCTTCAACTATACTCCTGAGTCTAGTCATAATATCATCTATGGCTCTCCTTTCATCTCCATCATGCACAGCAGATACTAACATATGTAAGTGATCTACCACTACCCATTTGCAACCACACCCTATAATCATAAAACGTAGTTTAGAAAATATCTCTTCAATACTATTCGTACCAAAGTGAGCATGTACCCATACTCTATTTTTATTTTCTCCATCGTAAAGAACATTAAAGAGTTTATCAAGTTCTTCGCTTGAAAACTTTTCTCTTTCTTGGTCTATGTATATTCTAGCATTAGCTTCAATAGAAAGAATACCATCAACAGTTCTTCTCCAATCTTCTTCAAGAGCTATCACCCCTACGTTATCAGTAGTGTTCATTATTAAATGATGTTCAATCTCTCTAGTAACTGAAGACTTACCAAGACCTGTGCCACCTGTTAAAGTAACTAACTCACCTTGTCTTAGGCCATATAACTTTTTGTTAAGACCTTCCCAAGGATAAGGAACACTCTCTTTATATTCTCTATTATGAAACTTCTTTCTTAATTCAGATATATTTATAACACCACTAGGGGTATAAACCTTTGCATCCCAAAAAGCCTGTATGAATTGTTTATGTGCGTTAGCTTTAAGCATATCATTAGGGTCTTTAAAACCATTAGGCAACGTCATAATCTTAGCCTTTCCTGGTTTAAGTATTCTAGCTAACTTCTTAGTAGCTTCTCTACCTGCTTTATCTTTATCTAAACAGATAACTACAAACTCAAAGCCTTCAACAAATTCTAAGTTTTCCTTTACAGATTTAACTGCACTTCCTGCACCATCTTTAATAGATACCACAGGCCATTTGTTTCCTGTAAGTTGATGAGCACTCAAAGCATCGAGCTCTCCTTCAACAATCAGTAAGTACTTACCTCCTGATTTAAAAAGGTTCTCACCAAACA